AAGGGGAAGCTGGTCAACCTCATCATGGAGCAGGCCCTGGTCCCGAGCTGGGTGCTCAACCAGGCAATCCATCAGAAGGCCATCAATCGCCTGGCCAGCCTGATGTCCGAGGCCCGCTCCGAGATGGTCCAGATGCAGGCGGCCAACGCACTGCTCACTCACCTGAAGAAGCCCGAGGCTGCGGGTCCCCTGGTCAACATCGAGATCGGCGAGTCGTCCGGCCTGAACGAGCTCAAGGCGACCATGGCTGACCTGGCCGCGACCCAAAAGCGCCTCATCGCCTCCGGTGTCTCCCCCAAGGAGATTGCGGCCCAGAAGCTCATCCGGGCGACCGAGGATGCGGAGGTGGTGGAATGATCAAGGACCGCGCACCCCGCAAGCTCAAGAAGCAGGAGCTCGATGTCTGGCTGAACGAGGTGGACTACTCCTTCCTCAACAGCGCGGACTACATGCCGTCCGATTTTGCTCTCGAATTCATGACGTTCATCAAGCTGGTGAACGGAGAGCAGGGCGAGTCCCACAAAACCCCGCCTGTCCACCTGAAGATGCTGGATAAGGTGGCCGAGAAGAGTCCGTACATCGCCAACCTCTGTTTCCGTGGTGCGGCGAAGACGACGCTCTTCATGGAGTACCTATGCTTATTTATCGGCGTATTCGGGTACCTGCCTGGTCTCGGAATCGTCGAGGGCATGATCTACGTCTCGGACTCGATGGAGAACGGCGTCAAGTCCGCCAGGAAGAATATCGAATTTCGCTATAATAACAGCGAGTTCCTCCAGAAGTGGATTCCCGAGGCAAAGTTCACCGACAACTACATCGAGTTCAAGAACGCCGAGGGCCACCGCGTCGGCATCAAGATGTTCGGTGCCAAGACCGGTATCCGTGGTACCAAGATCTTCGGTAAGCGTCCGGTGCTGGCCATCCTCGACGACCTTGTGAGCGATGAAGATGCGAACAGCCGCGCGGCCATGATGGCCATCAAGGATACTGTGTATAAGGGCGTAAACCACGCCCTCGACCCCTCGCGCCGCAAGGTCATCTTCAACGGCACACCGTTCAACAAGGAGGACATCCTTGTCGAGGCGGTGGAGTCGGGTGGCTGGGATGTGAACGTCTGGCCAGTCTGCGAGAAGTTCCCCTGCTCTGAGGAAGAGTTCCGGGGCGCGTGGCCTGACCGCTTCACCTACGCCTACATCAAGGAGCAGTACGAGATGGCCGTCGCCACCGGTAAGGTGGCGGCGTTCAACCAGGAGCTGATGCTCCGCATCACCTCCGAGGAGAACCGCCTCATCCAGGACGGAGAGATCCGCTGGATTTCGCGGGCCCGCGTCCTGGCCAACCGTGGCGCTTACAATTTCTACATCACCACGGATTTCGCCACCTCGAAGAAGCAGACCGCCGACCGGTCCGTAATCTCGGTTTGGGCCTACAATGCAAATGGCGATTGGTTCTGGGTGGATGGCATCGTCAAGCGCCAGACCATGGACAAGACGGTCGATGACCTCTTCCGCCTGGTCCAGGAGTATAAGCCCCAGCAGGTCGGCATCGAAATCACCGGGCAGCAGGGTGCCTTCATCTCCTGGCTCCAGAACGAGATGATGGTCCGGAACGTCTGGTTCAACTTCGCCTCGTCGGAGAAGAGTGGGACCCCCGGCATCCGTCCCACGGTGGACAAGCTGGCCCGGTTCAACGTCGTCGTTCCTTGGTTCAAGGCCGGGAAGATCTACTTCCCCGAGGAGCTCAAGCTATCCGATATTATGGGTGAATTCATGCAGGAGCTTCGCCTGGCGACCTCTGACGGTCTCAAGGGCAAGGACGACTGCATCGACACCATCTCGATGCTCGCTTACTTGAAGGCCTGGAAGCCCTCTGATACTCTCCCCTCCAATACGTCCGGTGGGGCACTGTGGGAAGAAGATGCTGCTGGACCGAATCAGCCCACAGGTCTTTCCTCGTATATCGTCTAAAAAGGTGCGCCGATGAACGTCGAAGAGCTCTTCTTGAAGCTCTCTTACGGAGAGCTGAGCAACCTGGATGTCGCGGTTGAGGGCACCGGCACGATCAAGACCGAGAAGCACCCTGCCATGATCCACCATGCGAACGAGGCGCTCAAGCGTCTCTATTCGCGTTTTCTCCTAAGTGAGAAATCCGAGTTGGTGCCCATGGTGGAGAGCACTACCGAGTACAGCTTGGCCGCCGAGGACATCCTCCGTGTGCTGGCCATCTACTCGGCCTACGGCCACTCGATCCGGTTCGAGACCACGCAACAGCCCTACGCTGTGACTGTCAGGGGCAGGACGCTCCTCGTCCCGATCATCGACAAGGACGGGCCCGTTCACCCCGGCTCCCAGATCGAAGTCGTCTACCAGGCCAAGCATCCGGTGCTGACCTACACCAACGACCCTGCGGTGGACCTCGCCCAGGAGATTGTGGTGCCGGACTCCCTGGAGGAAGCTCTGACGGCCTACGTCGCTTCCCAGGTCTACAAGAACATGAATACCCCGGAAGCTCTCACGGCGGCTGCTGGGCATTACTCCCGCTTCGAGCAGGTCTGCGCTGAGGTCGAGCGTGAGCGTCTGGTCGGCAGTGGAGCCGTGACCACCAACACCAAGTTTAGCGACCGGGGGTGGGCGTAGTGTCCGACGATGAATACGAGCTGTCTCCCCGTGGTGAGGAGGCGGCTGAAGCCCTCCTTGAGCTCACGGGCGAACTCCTGAAGTTGGGGATCCGTCTTCTTGAACTCCCTGCACACGAAATCGAGCTGCTACAGCAACGGCTCGATGTCTTCTTCTCCGTAATCGAGAACCTGCCGGTGCAGCCAAAGCCTAGTGGTGATGTCATCGGGGAAACCGAGGGTGAGGCATAATTCTATGGACACGAAGGCCTCGATTGAGGCAACTGTCGCTTCCGTAGCAGCAAAGGCGTCCGGGGGCGGGAGCGGTGCTGCCATCTTCGGCTGGCTCACGAGCAACGAGATGTTGGCACTGCTGGGCGTTGTGATTGCCTTTCTGGGTTTCGTCGTAAATTTCATTTTCCAGTTTCGGCGTGACCGCCGAGAGCAAGAGCTGAAGTCGGCGCAGATCGCGGCACTTCAGCCCCGCGAGTGAACTGGAGGGCAGCAGCATGGGATTCGCCTGGACGATCTTGAAGAAGCTGCTGCCCTCACTCCTTGTGGTGGCGGTGCTGTTGGGCCTGGGCTATGCCGTCTACCGGAAGGGCTACAACGAAGGCGTTCAGGATGTGACGCTGGAGTGGGAGCTCGACAAGGCGGCACAGCGGGCAGCTCACGACGCGCTTGTGGCTGAATACGAAAAGCGCGAGACTGCACACAAGGCGGAGAACGCGAGGATTACCCATGAACTGGCAGAAGTTCAGAAGGCACACGAAGTGGCTCTTGCTGAGCAGCGTTCTGCTTACCAGCACCGCCTGCTGCTCAGCTCGGAAAGAGCTGCGGTATATCAGCGCCAAGCCGAAGCTGGAGCCGCTGAGTGCCGAGACCTTGCAGGCCATGCAGCCCGACTCGACCGAGCTCTTGAAGAGGGCCGACACCTGGTACGAGAGCTCCGGGGAACTCTTGGACTCCGTGACCGCCAAGTGATTGAGCTCGGCAAGCAGATCCTCAACGACCGCAAGCTGGTGGCAGGGGAAAATCATGGAGAATGAGGAAATTCCGGTACTGGCCATCGCCCAGACCAAGCTGACGGATTGGGCCGCCGAGCCCACCATCTTGGACCTCAAGGGCGACCTGGAATCGGCCAAGCCATCCCACGACACCCAGGTGGCGAAGATCCGTCGATGGACGGAGCTGCTCAACGTCGAGGGAAGCGCCAAGCCGAAGGCCATCCCTGGCCGGTCGAAGGTGCAGCCGAAGCTGGTCCGCCGTCAGGCGGAGTGGCGGTACTCGGCTCTCTCCGAGCCCTTCCTTTCCTCGGACAAGCTCTTCAAGGTCGGCCCGGTCACCTTCGAGGACGAGGCTGCGGCGAAGCAGAACGAACTTGTTCTCAATTACCAATTCCGCACGAAGCTCGACCGGACCTGGCTGATCGACAACATCGTTCGGGCCACGGTGGACGAGGGCACCTGCATCGTGCGGCTGGGCTGGACCCGGCACTCCACCCTCGTTCCTTCCTTGGTTCCCGTCTTCGAGCACTTCGACTTCGAGAGCGTGCAGGAGGCCCAGCAGTTCGAGCAGATCCTGGCACTGCGTCAGGCCGACCCTCGGGCCTTCAACGAGAAGGCCAACGACGCCATCAAGGCGGCGGTGAAGCTCTACGACGAGACCGGTCGGGCAACTGTCGCCCGGCAGACGGGCACGGAGGAAATCCAGGAGGAGGTCATCTTGGAGAACCGTCCGACCGTCGAGGTGATGAACCCGCAGAACGTGTTCATCGACCCGTCGTGCGGTGGCGAACTCTCCAAGGCGCTCTTCGTGATCGTCTCTTTTGAGACGAACAAGGCCGAGCTCTACAAGGAAGGCGACCGGTACCAGAACCTCGATGTGGTGAACTGGGAGGGCAACGCTCCCATCGTCACCCCGGACCACGAGACCGGTACGCCGGACGACTTCTCCTTCAAGGACGACACCCGCAAGAAGGTTGTGGCCTACGAGTACTGGGGCTTCTACGACATCGAGGGCAACGGTGTCCTGGAGCCGATTGTCGCCACCTGGATTGGCGACACTCTGATCCGGATGGAGAAGAATCCGTTCCCGGACGGAAAGCTTCCCTTCGTCGTCATCCCCTACCTGCCCGTGAAGCGGGAGCTCTACGGCGAGCCGGATGCGGAACTGCTCGGTGACAACCAGGCGATCCTCGGTGCCACGATTCGCGGCATGATCGATCTCCTGGGACGGTCGGCCAACGGACAGCAGGGCTTCGCCAAGGGAATGCTGGACCCCCTGAACCGGCGTCGGTTCGAGGCTGGACTCGATTACGAGTTCAACCCTCAGATGCCGCCGAACATGGGCCACATCCAGCACACGTACCCGGAGATCCCGAACTCCGCGATGCTGATGCTCCAGCTCCAGAACCAGGAGGCTGAAGCACTCACGGGCGTCAAGAGCTTCTCCGGTGGCATCTCGGGCAACGCCTACGGCGATGTCGCAGCGGGCATCCGTGGGATGCTGGACGCTGCCTCCAAGCGCGAGATGGCGATCCTCCGCCGTCTGGCCAAGGGCATCTGCGAGATCGGTCAGAAGATTATTGCCATGAATTCGGAATTCCTCTCGGACGTGGAAACCGTTCGAGTGACGAACACCGAATTCGTGGACATCAACCGCGAAGACCTGAAGGGCAACTTCGACCTCACGGTGGAC